CAGAGACGCCTAATATGTCTATCGCCTCTTTAAGCTGCTCAAAGACCGATTCTGCAAGTGTAACACCTACTTTTCGGATAACGAGTGCCGAAACCTTGTATTTCATCAAGTCCTTTACAAGTTTCAAGCCAATGTGTGTGGACTTCGCAGAACCGCGCCCGCCCTTTAAAACATGGCGAAGATAATTATGCGAATTCGAAGCCTGCCAGAAGGAATGAAAGTGCGGCGAAACGATGGTGGAAAGTACAACCTTCATACGGGGCCACCCCCGATATCGTCAATAATTTGAACAGGTTCACTATTCCCACCACTCAAAGAATTAATTTCTGCTTTAAGCTTGGCAATGCGCAGCCGTTGTTCCTCATTCACTTCATCTGCTGGCAGCGTGCGAAGCATGGTTTCGTACTGCTTGATCATGGACGTCACCCGGGACATACCAGAAGCCTGAGCGGTAATCGCCCTACCTTGCTTGTCCCAGGCGTGTTGGTATTCCCATTCACTCTCGTCGCCCCATTCACCAGGCTTGAATTTCTTCAACACTTTCGTTTGGTCATCAATGCCATTTACATGCATGATTTCCTGGCTGTACATGACCTGCGTCCAAAGCGTTCGGATTTGGGTCCAAAGCAAATCGATAGGAGACAGCTTATCCGATGCCTGGAAGATTTCTCGCAGCCGTGGATTGTTAGGAAGGATTTGCTTGCTAAATAGACCATGCACGAATGCGTTGACGTTCCCTACCGGTGCGCCGCCGCCCTTGTTATCCTTGGCGTTCTTGTTGCCGCGCGGGGCGCCGCGCTTAGGATCAGGCTTGGATTCCCAACTGTCTTCACTTTTCCACTTCCGAACCCGAGCAGCATCAACACCTAGCTTGGCTGCGATCTCGGACGGCTTCATCTGCCTTCCGCTTTTCACCCATAGCTTGAACGCCTTGTCACGGTTCGGATCTCTAGGTTTCGCCACTACATCACCCCCACCACCTTTATGCATGTTTTATGCACGGACATATGTACAAAATCAAATATTTTGTACAAAAGTACTTTCCCTCAACCATGCGGCAAATCCCTCAACCACGCGTGATTTCAGCCTTAAATGAAAGGAGCATTTATGCATGATTTATGCAAAATGCTCGGAGGCCGCATGGTTACGGCATTTTTAAAAAAACTGTTTGTGTTGGATTTACTCCTGCAAACAAGCAATTCAGGGTATTTATGCATGAATTATTCAAAGATCGGAGTAGCCTTCACAATCTCCAGTGCTTGGATATCAGTGAATCCTTCTGCCACCAATGCATCAAACTTCGCCTTGCGTGCCTTGGCATAGACAGGATAAAGACGAAGTTGTACCGGAAGCGCGGATATTATTTGATCGACCATCATATCCAATTCTATCCCGGTTAATATGCCGTTAGCTTTTCCCTTCATCGTACAATCCTCCTAATTGAGTTTGATATTTGAGTGCTCACCATTTTTCGGGACTTTCTCTTCTCACAACCAACTTAAATACACCTAAAACTCACTAATAAATGGTAATCAAGAAAGACATAACGTATATTGTGTTTCACTGGTCAAAACTCTGAACCACTTGATTTTATTAGATGATTTGGCACTTTCTAAAACAAGTGCGAATCACTTCTTTTTGTGTTTCAGTGCTTTTACAACCATAGCGTCTAATCGGTCTTGTGAGAGCCCCAGATAGCGCAATGTGATGGTTTCATGGCTATGATTGAATGCATCCATTAGGTATGCCAAAGATTCGGGATTCGCCATATAGAGGTGATATCCGTAGGTCTTGCGCAAAGTGTGACAACCGATCTCCGATAGGCTAAAGCGCTGAGCAACATTATTGAGCATCCTATACGCCATACTACGATGTATTGGACGCCCCTTAAGCTTACTCTTTCTTTTGACCTGCCTACTCGGAAATAAAAAATCATCATCCTTCTTCCCCTGAATGTAAGCATAAAGCTCCGGCTTAAAATCAGGAGGTATGATTGACTTCTTCTCTTTTCCCGTTTTAGCCTCAACAACCTTGATATGAGTCCCTTTAACAGAATGGACACGCTGCATCAATAAGTCGCTGACTCTGAGGCCGGTATAAATGCCCAAGCAGAAAAAAATATAATCGCGCTCATTTGTCTGCTTTAAGTATTCTTTCATGCCCTCAATAACATCTAGATCACGAATCGGCTGAACGAACTTCATCCAGGATCACCACGCTTTTTAACGCAGATTACCAACATACAAAACTGCTTGCAGCCTTCCCATCTCCCCCTAATGCAGCCCTTACAAGGAGGCGGCTGCTTTGGTAGGATGATGGGTTTCTTTATATTGTTCATGTGCCTCCCTCCGTTTCGATTATTTTTGGAATAAAAAAAAGAGCTGCTTTCGCGGCTCTTTTGCTGTCCAGTGAATTGTCGGAAACACTCAGACTTATTTTGTTTTCTTTCGCTCATGGTAGCCGTATGAACAAAAGGAACTGAATGCCTGTACCTGTAGAGACATGCACTTCGCTTTGCTCATATAATTACAAAAAAAGGACCGAATCCAATTCGGCCCTTTCGTGAATATTATTAGATTCTGGTTGCATCTTCATTCTTCCTTAAAAGAGTTCTTATTTTGAACTAAGTTCTGTTCGAGATTAATAAAAGCTCTAGTCAAAGGAAGATTACTTTTTAGATCAATGTTATCGTCAGAGAACTTTTCAGATAACTCCATTAAAATCAAGTTTAATTCATTGCTATCTTCAAAAGTATACTCTTTAGTTACCATATTTAATAACTTGTCGGTTGACTCAGCGTAACATACCATTGAAATCACTCCTCATATTAATTTACATTATAGCCCAATTGTTTTTATTTTAGTATCCGGTATTTGTGACAATTTATCAGATAATTCTCTATGTTTACCTTCCAACTCTTCCTTATGTATCCTAGGTTTCCAAGTATGATACAATTTTACTACGTTAGAATATAACTTTGGATTCGCATTTCTAAAAATACAAAGAGCGTAATAAGTTTCTTCAACCACATCACAATACGCTTCGGATAATGGATTATATGCGAGTTCTTCATTAGCTAGACCACATGTCATTGCTGCAGCGAAATATTCCAATTGATTTAAAACATTCCCTACTCTCGCCATCCGTTGGCAACGAACAATAAGAATATGCTCTCCGCATTCTCTTTCGTTTTTTTGAAATTTATCTTTAACATCATATTCAACGCTTGGGTAAGAGTAAAGTTTCCTTCTTAATACTTCCTGTTCTTTTGGATCAGCTTTACTTATAATGGTTTCTTTTACCTCATCTAAACGCTCTTTATATTTGGCCATATAAGGAAAAAAATCAGATGCAAACCAATTTAAATATTCTAAGCTTTTTTCCATCGCAGCCCTTTGATTTTTGGTTTTAATATCTTCCTTAAGCACTTTTAATTGAAGTAACCCAATAACTACTGAAGCAAAGAGCCCAATACTTGCTATGTAATATAAATGTTCAATAATAAACGATAAATCCTTAACCCATGCCAGCTCAGTCCATCCCATTCGATTCTTTCTCCTTCTTTGAGTCGCATCTATTCATTAAATCATTATATAATCTTCGACGACTGGAAGTAAATTCCTTCCCTATTTCTTTAAAAAGATAAGTTACGTAATTATTCAGCCTCGACAAAATGAACTGAATGCCTATTCCTGTAGAGACATGCACTTCGCTTTGCTCATAAGAAAGAACTCAACCAATAGGTGAGCCCTTTCAATGAACATCTATTCATAAACTTTCACAAATACATCGTAACACGGATTTTACTGCAAGTGTCTGTCGACATTGCGACAATGTTCCGTCAAAATTTCCACTCAACTTCTAGGACTCCATTACACTTTAAATTGTTTGCCATTTTAATAATTGCTGAATGAAGCCTTCGCTCTATGGTCCTTTGGCTGATCCCACGTGGAAAGAATGAGAACATCGTACTACGAGAATGCCCTTCCAAGTATCTATGTCGAATCGCTTTCTTTTCTTCTTCTGCTTTTTGGATGTCTTTGTCAATAATGAGGTTGTAGGATCTATCAATTTGCTTTGTCATCCATGAATATCGCTCATATACCCAAAGTCGCTTTTCTCTCAAGATTACAGTATTGGCTGTCTTATTTGCATAATATTCTTCATTCGAGATTCTGCGGGAAACCTCACCCTCAATTGCCGTTTCATTCAAATCTTGTTCATATTGCTCGTAATCATGCATTCTCATTTTCATTAGTGGGTATTGGGAAAGAAAAAACAAAACACGCTCAAGCTCGTATTCATTTACTTCTGGAAAGAGTTTATTTCCAACTACTTGGTTTAAAATGTATGAAGCTTCTGATCGTTTTTCGGCTACCATCATATTCCACACACCTCGTATATGTTATAATAGTGGTGGAATTACTGAATCCTCTGCGGGCCCGGCCAAGGTATACACGCAGAGGATTTATTAATTTAACCTGATAATTGAATAATTCCTATAAGAATCACACAAAGTAACGCAATCCATAAAAACATAAATAGTTTTGCATGTCCCTTATGATGGTGCATTCGCTATACCTCACTTTTAGTAACTTAATATTCAAGCTGACCATGATCTACAAACTGTCGATCAAGGATGAATCGAGCGCTACTTTATCTTGTTCACTCAGCGAGTTATAGCAAGTCTTGTGAACTCTGTAGAAGTAACTTCGGCTGTCCCCAGCTTTCATGATACTAGGCGTAACAACATTATCCAGCGACCATGGTGTGTAGCAAATCAAGCAAGGCGCATCTTTTGGATCGTGTGCAGGAGTCGACGACATACCTTCGAACCAGCCAAAATGCTTCTTAATTTTTTCGTTCATAGGAACCCTCTTAGCCCAAGATTCAAAATTATGACCGATATGTTGTGCTTCGATAACAAATCTCTGTCCAACTTCGTACAAACCGTCATACCATTAAAATTGTTTTTCCACTTCAACAACATCGCCTATTTGAAACATGCCATGTTCACCCCATATTCACTAGTCGTCATAACCAAAGCCAGTTTCAACGTTATCCATATCAACGATAATTTTGGAGCCAGCAGCATGCATACGGAAGAACTGCTCACCGATACTATCAATAGACCAAGTTGTTTTAATTCCTTTTAACAAGTCCTTTGACTTCCATTTAAGCGAGAATATTGTTCCATCTTTATTGATTCCCACTTGAAGATCACACTGATATTTCCCCTTGTCGCCTTCTTCGTCAACATGCAACCATCCGCCGCAGCGACTGTAATTCGATGGCTCCCAGATAACGGTTATCTCTTCCCCGTCCCGATCGTGATCATCGTTTAATGCTTCTTTCCAATTCTCGATTATTTTTGATAATTCCATTTCAGGTTCAACCGTTTTAAAAATTTCATCCATGCGTGCTTTTAAGAGTTCGATGCCTTGAACGTGAACCAGTTGATCCAACTTTTCTTTTATAACATTACGTACCAAGACGTTATAAGTCGGTAACTCCATTTTGTCCACGTCGATAGCCAAAGTTTGTTTCACGACTTCTTTCACTTGGCGACCAAAGTCAGAATATGATCCAAGCACATCATCTACAATGCTTGAAACAGTCTTTGCCATCTTTTCCTCAACTATTTTTTGGATTGCTCCTTCTTGGTGCATTTTTACCATTGCTGCATTTACCATTGCTTGAAAATCGATTACATTCCCCGTTTTTTCCATTTATATCTATCTCCCTTGTATAATTTTTTTGGTGATGTTCCTTAATATTCAGGCTTGTCTGTCAGTCAAAGGCCGCTCTGGAATAACGATCGACGTCCAATGCGTATGATATCCCGGCCAATCTGAGTCGAGCGGTGAACCGCAATACGGCGGTTCTTCAACCGGGAATGACCACCACAATACTGCGCCTATATCTTCGTGCCAATCATCAAGTGAGTTCAACTTTACCTGATCGATTAGCGGAACCATGGGCCTGATAAACTCCAGTTCCTGCCGTAACTTCTCATTTTGCTTTGCATACTGATTAAAATGTACTGTCAAATCACGTAGCTTTTGGGTTTGAATCTCCCTTGACTCGCACGCCGATTTTATATCCACTCGCAATTGTTTAAGTTCCTCCCGAGCTGCCAATAGATCAGATTCTAGCAATGCTATAACCATTCCATTTTCCTCAAGCTGTTGTTTTGCGTTCGTATGAATCCCTCCTTATGATCTTCCGTATTCAACCTGTCCGTTTCTGATCGTAAACCCCTGTTTCAATTTCTCTTAGAACGTGACCATATGCGTACCCTGCCTCTTCGCACATTCTCGCTCTGTAATACTTTTTATTTTTCCTGTA